AACTTCCTGCGTCCACGTCCGATAGTCGGCTAAAATCGTGCCGCTGATCGCCGTGTACTTGGCTCGATTTTCCTCCTGAAATTCACCCCCCGAAACGCTTGAAAGCAGAAGCGTTTTCGGCTTCCAGTCAATTCCGCGAATTCGGACGCTATCAGAATTCACGGCTCCGAGATGCGAGGTAATCCATTTTGGATCTGCGGTAAAGTTTTTCGTGAATAAGTATTCAACGATCGGAATTTGACGCATCAGGCCAGTGATGAATTCGCCCGCTCGATTGACCGTCGGGAAATCCTTTGCATCACGGAGGCTTGCTTCCTCCACTAGTGATGCGCTGAACGTGATGACGGTGGGCCGTGCAATTGGATCCGGATCGATTTGGCCGCCCTTGAAAACCGTGTACTCCGCTTCCAGTTCCCAGACGTGACGAGTCTTGTGTGTCGGCTTGATAAAGTCGAGATAAAACCCGTTTTCTTTTGGATGCGGATCATTCCACTGTGGAACCGGACGCATGAGCCGCAATTGCGTCCATGTCATTCGGTCAGATGTCTTGAGTGTGATCTTGTTTCTGATCTTCCCTTCGCGCGGATCGCGGGGATCGTCGATTTCCATTTCGCTCCAGCGAAACTGTGTGATCGTCGCCATGCTTAAAATGCCTTTGCGACAAGAGGTTTACCGTTGCGGACCACTTCGCGGGCGATGTCTTTGAGGTCTTTTGCCGCGTCGATCTGAGCCTTCTGGGCCTTCTTTTCAGTATCGCCTTTGCCCATTGCTTTGGCGAACTGCGCTACGACAGATTGCCCCTCTGAACTGCGGACGAGAGACGCTTTATTTTCGACCGACTTGTTGGCCTTGTCGCCTGCTGATTCACTGCCGGACGCTCCGGTCTTACCGGTGTCCAATGTCGCCTCAGTCTGCGTGCCGACAGCTCCAGCAGCAGACGCCATTGCGTCGGAAAGCCCCGTTCCGAGGTTCTCGCCGATCGTGTTGATCTCAGTTGCCAGTTGCATTTCCATCTGCGTCAGGGCTCGTTCTGGCACGTTTGGCAGCTCCGCAACGGTTGCCTTGAATCCGTCAAGTAAAGGCACGAACGCGAACTGCAGAGATTTCGTGCCCCCACTGGCGATGAAATCCCAAATCGCTTTCATGGCCGAGCCGATGTTTTTCGCGATGTTGGAAAACACGGTTGCAACCACCATTCCAGCATCAACGAACACTGCAGCCCAGTTCTCGCCGAACCACCCAAGATAAGCGGGAATCGTCGTCGTGAAGAAATAAATGATATCGTTGAAAGCCATTGACGCCCCGAGCTGCATCGACTTCCACGCTATGCTCGCATAGTTCCCAAGGTTCGCAAAGATGAACGCAGCCGCCCCGATCATTTTTGCCATCCAGGTCACGATTGAGTCGAATGTCATCGTCGCTTCACCGAAAATCAAAATGAATGCCCCGGTTGCCACTTCGCTGATACTGGTCCACGCCGTGTTCATCACGCTCGTGACAAGCCCCATTGATTGAATGAAGACGGGCTCCAATGCCGTGACCGCTGTCCTTATCTTCTCCGACACCTTGACGGCGAAGGCCAGCACTGGCTTGACGACTCCCAATCCGTACCCCATCAGTTGTCCGAGTGTCTGCTGAGCATTATTCTTGATCTGAGTCAGCATGCCGCCAGTCGTACCCGCGACATTGCTGATCGCCCCAGCATAAATGCCTTGCCCCTCGGTCATGTGCGCTAACGCTGCGTCCATTTCCGTGAGTCCGATTTTACCGTCAGAGATCATTTTTTTCAGCTCGCCGCCACTCTTGCCGGTCGCTGATTCAAGCCCGTGATAAATATCGATCCCGCGTTCTGCAAGTTGATTAATTTTGTCCTGGCCAAACGAGCCTGTCACTGCGCCTTGCTGATAGATCCTTGCGAGGTCATTTAGGTCTGTCGAGGTAGCCACTGCAATTGTCGCCAGTTGGTCGGTTTTGTTGGCAAGATCTGCGGCACTGACGCCGGCTTTGAACAACAGCCGGCCACTAGTGAGCAGTTCTTCATTGTCGAACAGTTTCGCTGCCTGGCTGCCCTGCAGCGAATCTACGACAGCTTTTCCTTGCTCCATGCTCTTCAGCATCGTGCCGAAAACGACGTCATTCTTTTCGCCTGCCGCTGCCGTCGATGCTCCCCACGCAACCGCGGCAATGCCCATCAGTCCGAAGCCGATTGCCGCTTTCGTCGCGACTCCAGCGACCATAGACCCGAACGCTGAAATACCACGACCCGCCGACGCGCCAACACGAGCGATCGCATTGGCTGCTTTGATTGCTGAGGAACCAGCGAAGGCCATCGCCTGTCCCGCCAGCATCGCTGCCGATCTCAATGCCGCCATGGGGTTGCGAATCAGCAAAAGCGGTAGCAGGAGCACGCGGGCCGAGGTTGCTGCAATTCGTGCGGCCGCCCCGAACGCTCGCAGCCCAAACGACATGAGCTTCAATGCGCCAGATCCAACCTTGCCAGCAGCTCCAAGGGCAAGTAGGCCCCCAACTATGATCCGCATTTTAGGAGGTAGCATGGACAGCCACGAGGCGACCATTTTCAGCGCCCCGATCCATCCTTTGAACACGAACCAGACCTTGAAAATAGACATTGCCAAACTGATTGCCACGCCGGAAACGGTCAGCATAAACGAAGCAAGTTTTGCAAATCCTGCCCACAGTAATTTGACGGGAAACAGAACCGTGTTCATCGCGAACGCAAGAGCATTGAACGCGACGACACCGACCGAATAAACCGCGCGAATCGGAACCAGTAGAACGCTGAATGCAGAGCCTAGCAAGCTCACCACGATCATCGCGCCGTGGACAGCGTGTGCCAGATAGCTCGCAGCACCGGCCCCCAGCCGCAACGCTGATCCAGTGCCGGAAATCGCACCACTGGCCATTCTAGCCCCACCCGCGGCCTTGTGCAGAGTTGGCGTGAGCGTTGTAAAAACGTTGTTCGCGCCGTGTGCGCTAAAGGCCATCGCAGTGACGCTCTGCTCGGCCATATCGGCAGCGGCTGACATTCCTTCCAGCACGGATGCTGTGTTGCCTGCTGCTGTCGCGACTGCAGCCAGTCCGCTCGCAGTCGACGTCATGTTAGAAAACTGGATTTTCCTAAACGACTCCGATAAACCAGACGCGACCGATGTGACGTCGCGTGTGCCTTTGCTGAGCGTTTGAAGCCCTGACCCGAGATTCGTGATGGACTGCAGAGCGTCCATTGTGCTGATGGTAATTGCGAAATTCAGATCATCCAGCGAACCGGCCATGGTTAGTCTTTCAAAGGTCGAACAGCTCCGCAACTTCACGCATGAGTTGAGCCGCTTCTGTGTCCTCTGTTTCCTCAAAACGAACCATGTAATCTGTCGGGGTGCCTTTGTGGTTTTCCAACCACGCGGCCCGCATCCAGTACGTCTGAAGACCTGATCTTGCGTCCGATCTTTCGGGCTCAAACGGTTCCAGACTTTCGAAGGCAGCCCACTCCCGGAGCTGCCGGTGATTGAGCCATCGTCCGAGATAGTCAGGATGCGGAAACCCAAGTTCGCGACACAGACGAAACATTAACCGCTTCGTCTTGTCGCGTTTCAGTTTTTTTCGATTGCCTCGTTTTTGGCTTCTTCAACCTCGTCGTCTCCGCCGTTGTGACTGGCGACGAGTTTGACAAGTGACATAAAAAACCGCGTCGTCGTCTTTCCGGCTGCGTTGTAAAGGTCGTCAGCTTTCCAGATCGGCGAATTGTCCAAGCCGACAACGCTGTCTGCAATAAGAGCACACTGAGCCCGCCGCTCGACAGGTCCGCCTTTTTTTGCCGCGTCCTGATATTCTCGCATGCGGTTGACGGATACGGATTTTACGCGGACTGTCTTTGACGGATCGCAAGGCAGGAAGTATTCCTTCACATCCTGTTCCTGAGCTGCCGTCAAATCGTCTAGAGTCAAATAGTTCACGGGTAGTCCTTAGAATTCATTGTGCGACACTTCCGTCGCTGACTGAGAGGCATTTGCGGCGAGCGAATCGATTTCGCCGCTGTACGTTTCCATCATGGAATCGATCCACTCCAACTGGCTCACGCCCATTTGCCGGCGCACCTCCGGCATGTTCTGACGAGTCAGATTTTGCAGGAACGCACGCCGCTTCACCGAGCCCATCGCCGCCAGCACTTTCGCCCGGCATTCATCATCCGCCGGCTTCATGGCCGGAGGCTCGCCGAGGCATAGCTTCCAGCAATCCGGATCCTCAACGATCTCCCCTTTTGGAAGTGTCAGGAACTGCGGCACGTTATATCTTCGCCCAGCATCGCGTTCGGCACGACGATCGGTATGCGAATAAAACGGATTGACGATTTCCCCAGTGATAAGGCGTTCAGCTTTCATGTGGTCCGATTTCGTTATACTGGATCGATTTCAGCAAGTTCAATAATTTCGGTAAACGCAACCTCAACCGATGCCATCAGTGCGTTGCCGACTTCTGCGTCAACGTCAAATTTCTTGACACTGAAAGCGGCAATCGCCAACACGACCCCGGTAGCCCCGAGAGTAATCGAACCAGCGCGGGTTGTACGCTCATTTTTCTGCTTTGCCAGATCTTGATGTGCCGCTCCGAGCGGGTCATAAATCAGATCGAACGTTGCCCCTTGAGCACCTGTCAAATCAACGTCAAACGGGGCCTCATAGACTGAGTCAAGATCGGCAATCTCGACCATCTTGTTTTCGCCCATGTTCAGTTTCAGGTTTTTCAAACCCGGAACTGTTGTAAGCGTCGCAGCAATGGTCGTCTTAAATTTCGTGCCGCGGGATTTGTGAGCGATAACTTCAACCGGCATGGCGATTTCCTTTCACGGGCTTAATCGCCCTGGAGCTTAGAGTTGAGAACTTCAATCAACATCCTTTGAATCACGGGCCTCTTCAGTGCCCAGACTCGCCGGAAGTTGCGGTGCGTTTCTGTTTGTACCGACCGCGTGTATTTTTTGGCAAAGAACAAACCAACTAAGGCTTCCGTTTTAGACCGCCACCGAACACCCAGTGCCCGCCTTGTTTGCACTCGTTTTTGCGGTATTTCCGACCTGATCAGAGCGATCGCATGTTTCGCAGATTCAGCGACAGCCACCTGCACTGCCTCTGTGATTTGTTGCTCAGCCCTTGCGATCCACTCCGCGACACTGGTGGCCATTATTGCAAGTCACTCCAGGAAGCCTGATTTCCGTCTAGGTCATAAATGTTGCTGTGCTTCACGCCTTCGAACTTCGAACGCAGAGCAAACGTCGTCACTCCAAAACCGTCGTTGACCTGACTATGTAAGTGCCAGTTTTGACCGCGTATGATTGCGGTTAAAACTGGATAGCTCACGAGGCTGTAGGCCGCCAAATCAGCCGTCTTGAGACTAAGTAATCCCGTGACGTCTGTACTGCCGAACGCTGCGTCAGTAATCGGTGGCACATCCACAATCGCCGTCAGCCGGATGTCGCCATCAAGCTGCAGGACGATTGTTTCCGCAAAGTCTGAGGTAGTGAAAAACACGCCAGACAGATCCGACGTGATTTGTTCAGACAGGCTCACGATCAGGCTCCGTAAGCGTACTTGTATTCAATGTTTACCGATGCAATTGTGACCGATGGAACGCCCGTTCCTGAAGCCTTCTGGATCATGATCATTGGTTGAACATTCAGCCCGGCAGCCAGTGCCGACATATTGAAAGTCGTTCCAGCCGCGACTCGTTCGCCGTCGACGAAGAACCGAACGTCAGACAGTCCGTTTTCGAAGCTGATCGAACATTTTTTGTACATGGCAGCCAGTGATGCCCCTGTTGCAATGTCGTCGTTGTCGATCGTTGCGTCATCGCTTTCAACGACCACTGCGGATGTCGACACAGAACCCTGAATCCTAAACCATGCGTTTGTCGCGACACTGTCGGCAGTGTCATTGCGGGCTGAGCCAAGGCCAAACACGAGCGTGGTCACTGAGTCGATGCCAGCGACCATCGCGACGAACTCCACCAGTTTGATTTGCCGCATATCAAAGGCAAGGATGTCTTTGTGGTAGAATGTCACAATTTGTGCTTCGTTGGTCGATTCGAGAGTCAGCTTTGCAGCCCCGCCGTCCGCGGTAATGTTCGCGTAGGTAGGCTGACCAGCTGCGCTTGTGTCCGCAATTGTCCAGCCGTTTTGGCCCGGAGTAGTGCTGTACTCCTGAGCGCGGTCAAAGTAATCCTCAAACGCACGAGATCCGCGTGATACTGTCATTTCGAAAGCCTTCTGAGAGTGTTTGCCGCTATTCGCGGACTGTGCTATTCGCGGGATAAACATTCCCGGAACTGTGGTCTTTTAATGCCGTTAGCCGCCCCACGAATGGAGCGGCCTTTGGCTTTTACTGCGTCAGAGCAATTATGCTCCGGCGTGCTTCTGAACCCCGCGATAATCGAGAGCTTTAGCCGCCACACTCTGCAGGATGTAATAGGTCGTGGTCAACGTGTGTTCGTCGATGACCGTGCGGACTACTGGCGTTTCCTGGCCCTGAAGAAAGGTGACTTCGACGGTCTCGACTCGTGTCGGATTGGCAAACAGATACCACGCTGTCGCGCTGTCGGCATCCAGCAATGGCTCAACGACTGGCGTCATTGAGCGGGCGGTGTTGTAGGCCATGTTTCCGCTGCTTGGATCGTAGACGCTCAGAACGAGCTGCTCGGCGATTGTTTCCAGGGCAGTCGGCACCACCAAATATGACGGAGTCAGATTCAGGATGTCGGCTGACTCTGTTCCTTCCGGTGTGTTCTCGCCACGCATCAGACGCATCAGAGACTTGAGCGCCCCGAGAGTTGTCACGGTCGGATTGCCTGCCCCAGTCGTCAGATTCTTTCGGAATCGCAGACCGGCTGGAGTCGCCAAAAACAACGCCCTGCCGTCACGCATTAGTGGGTTGCTGGTGATCTGCGTCCACGCCACGGCGTTGACCGTGCGAGCTGACGCATCGCCCAGTTTGGCTGGCATTCTCGTAATCGCCGAGATATCGTCGTTCACAATCAGTTTGTAGCCAAAATCGATCCCGAGAGATCGGCATTCGACCGCATAACTTTCCTTGCTGTCGGCAAGGCTCGCCAGTTCGGGACGAATCGTGTCTTGCCAAACTGGCAAGTTTGGAATCGCTCCGATCTGGATTCGATGCAAGTTTTTGAAGTCGCTCGCTGGCTGTCCTTGAGACATTGGCCCACGCCAAGTCGCGGGAACTTCGTTGTAACCGATCATCATGGACTTATTGATCGCGTCCAGCGTTAGATTCGCGAAGCTGCCGGTGTTGTGGTACGCCCCGGCACGAATCCCAGCCGCCTGCGGCCCGAACATCGCACACTGAGCGACCTGCGTTCGTGTGAGTCCAACTGGGTTAATGCCGGAAGCTCGCACGAATTCAGCAGCGAGATCATAAAGGCCAGCGTAACGAAAGGTGTCGACCTTGACGCGATCTGCGACAGGCAAATGCTTTTCGAGCTTGCGAGTGTCGCCATTCACAGCCTGAGAGCATGCGTTGAGCGTCAGTGCTCCGGCAATGTCTCGCTTCAGATCATCCAGGCCATTGCCGACCAGCACGGCTCGACCATAAGGCACATCGGCGGCTCGCTTTGCTTTCAATTCGACGATGTGTTTTCGGACTGCGCCCATGTCCGGCAGGTTGCGACAATCAGCGGCTGCGTCGCTCATGTCCGCAATGTCGCAAATGGCATCCACTTCCGCGACAAATGCGGCCCGGGTCGCGGCCTGCTCAGCGAAAATGGAACGAGTGGCGGCGCTGATCATTTCCTGAATTGCGGCGGAATCGAGAACTGGGGCAGTGCGAACATCGACTTCGTTTTCCTTGCGTTCCTTTACCGGCTCTGCCAGCTTTCCGGCGTTGTCAAGCAGCCATCGCTGAGCCTCGTCGTCGGTGTGTTCTTTGGGCATGCCTCGTGAGATCAGCAGTGCTCGGAGTTGTTCATTCATTGCAAATTTTCCTTCAGAGGAGGGACCAAATCGAAAGTTAAACGATGCAAGGTCAAGCCCTCGCATCTTTGCCATGTCGTCTGCCCCGATCGGTGTCCCTGACACTTCCCTGAGCTTCCACTTTGTGGCTACATTTGCAGGCCCGGTGATTTCCCGGCTGCCAAACTTCTTTGTTTCACCGCGAGGCACATAGACCCGCTTTTTGACCTCGTAACCGACTGACACGTCAGTGATGTGCCCATCACGAACACCATCGAGAGCGTCCGTTGCTTCTGCCGTTTTGCGAAAGTTGAGCGTCGCTACGACCTGACCGTCTTCCACCTGAATTTCGCGAGCAGACCCGAGCTGATCCCGTAGCGATCGGCGATTGTGCGAATCCAGAAAAGGAACCTGTCGACTGCTGGGAAATTCCACTCCGGTCGCAAGCAGAATTTCCGGAACCATCTCCATGCGATCGAAGTCCGGCATCAGCACCGGCGATTCGGTCGAAATGACAGCTTTGACAGTTCGTGATTCTTCGCTGAACGTGTCTGCTCTGACCGAAAAGTTTCGGTAGATCATCGCGTCCAAATCAGTGACTTCTGGGCTACGCTTAGGCATTCACCACCTGTGTTTCGGTTTGCTGGTTCTCGTCTTCAGCTGGCTCGGTGGATGCGGCCTCAATTGCCAGCTGATCCTCTGTGTTGACGCCCAAGATATTATTCACGACCTCGTCGGGAATGCCTTTCGCCTCTGCGACCGCGTACAGTTCTGCGTGATCGTTCAGCACGTCTCGCCAGTTGACGTTGTTTTTCGCGCACTCCATCTGCATGGACGAAAGGCCGTATTGAATTCGACGGGATGCGGCTTCAGCGTCGTCTTTTGGATTGATTGACAAAGCCACAGGCCCCTGCCATGTCGCAGCAGAGTACCGACCAGGCGACGACTGGAATTCTTCCGGCGAAACGATGCCGTTGAAGAATCCGCTCATGACTCCCGCACGCAAAACGGCTTCATAAATCGGCTGGCAGAATGACGACGCGAACCATTCCTGTATGTCTTGCACTTCAGGCCAAATGTCATTGTCTGCTGAACGCTCTGAGCTGAAAGAACTCTGTCGATAGTCGCCGGTGATTGTGCTTGACTTCACACCCGGTAAAGCGGTCGCAATGCCACGCTGAAGATGTTGTACGAACGCTTCAGGGTTCATGTTTGGCTGATTCGGCGACTGCAAATTGAACGAGCCATCCTTGCCGACGTTTGCAATCAGTCCAGGCTGAATTTTTGTGACTGCGTTTCCGTCAGTGTCTGTTAAATCCGTGGCGTCGGAATTCGATCCCTGATTCAAGCCGAGCTTGTTTGCGCCCGTTGGCTTGCTGTACGTCGCCACGACGCAACTGGCCATCTTTGACCCAACCAAAACGTTGTATTGCAAGTCGGCGGTGTCTCGCATCTGTAGAATTGCAGCCGCAAGCCATGTGACACCACCTTCGCCGTCGATGTCTTCTTCGACGAACAGATGCCCGATTTCGTTCTTCGGAACCCGCGTGACTTTCGTGGGCGACATTGCAGACGTTGCGATCGGGACCGTTTTGATCCAGTAGGCCACTCGCTCGCTGTCTGCGTTGTATTCGATGCCGCGGAATAGCGTGTGTCCTGAGGCTAACTGCGTTGCAGGAATCTCGCTGTCACCTGCCAGTCGGCTTGAATCGATCAACTGCAACGCAATATTGATCGGCAGGTCATGCTCACGGCGTTTCGCCTCTGTGATTGGCCGCAACCGGTAAAGCATATCGCCAGACAGGATTGCCGATTTCAGAGCCAACTTTTGCATGCCAGCGAAGGTCAAACCGCCGCGTCCGGGCAGCCCGCGAGCGTCAAAACCGCTTTGAATCTGCGACCACAATTGTTTCGCTTTCGCGCGGAATTCAACATTCGGCGAACCGTCCGAATTCATCGCCTGAGATTCCGGAACCATGCCTCGACCGATCACTTTTGCTTGCAGTGATCGAATGATTTTGCGTGCCGATGGATTGTCTCGGTACAAGTCCCATGCGTCGGTGCGTAGCCACTGCAGGCGAATAGGATCGACCTCGTTTTCCTTCATCATCAGCGGCCGCTGATGATTCAATCGATGCTTGCTCGCTGCTGCGTACGGTCCTTTCGGACTGCCGCCGAGCTGATTGATTTGAGACAGCGTCGCTCGTGCCTGAGCCCGCCGAATGCCGCTCTCAGGTGCAAAAAAGCCGATGAATGAGTCCAGGATGTTCATGAAGGCGACTCCAGACGGAGTAGACTGCACATCGATCCGGATGATTCACTGCCTGCACTGATTTCATCAAGCAGCGAAGCTCGAAACTCTCGCAGGTCGCGGAGTTGAGCCATCGCTTTTGATCGACCCGCGACAGAATAGTTCTGCGCAGTGAGACAGCCGGTGATTGCTGTTTCCACTTGCGCGAGTAATTCTGAAGGTGATGCCATGCCGCACATCATGTGTCATGATTGCGGTCGTGTCGTTTCCAGTAGTTTCTAAACCATCATCGCGTTTGTAGTTTGACGTCGCGATGTTCAACAATTAAAGCCCGCAGTTCGTCTTCATAGCGACGCTTTGCCTCTTCAATCTGTTCCCTTGTCATCGTCCACGTCCAACCGCAAGGCGTGGCAAGTTCATCGGTTCGCAGCGTGTGCTGGCATTTATAATATCGCTTGCCGTCCGGCATTGTTCGCTCCGTTGTTCCATAGCCTTGATTTGCTGACCAGCACAGCGGGCAAAACCGCTCTGGCTCTACCTTGCGGCCCGATGAATCCCGAACGACTGGCAATAAAGGGCGAGCGTCTGCAACCGGATCTGGAACTAACCGATCAGCAACTGGTGTGACCTGTTGTCGAATTGTTTGCGGCTGTCGCACCGCCTGCTTAGTAGTCTCTTTACTTGCTTCTCGCTTACTCATTCCACGCCCTTCCATCTGGTCTGCCTTGTCCGGGGTTTATGATTGTTCTCTGAGATGTCTTAATACCACTCCGAAACGGTATTCCGCCGTTTTCGGTGGCGTACGCTGTCGCAAGAGCGAGTCCATACCGCACCGCATCCCGAAAATCGTTTGCTACGTTCTCGTCTTTCTTTACCCAGAGCAATTTGGCGTTGCCGCGATTGTCGACACGGTCAGCCAGCACTCCGTTGCAGAGTTGTTCTAGAAAATCCATGTCACCTTCAGCACCGGCACAGATCGAGAGCGAGCCTGGTTCACCGGCCGGCACGTCATCTAGTCGCGACTGTAGATCCGTCTCCCAAAAATCCGTATTGACCGAGAAAAGCAACTGGCCTTCGTTGTCGCCGCGTTCGATTGCGTTGACTCGATACGGAAGGCCACCCATGTCGGTTGACGATCCCTTACAAGGCAGCATTCCGCTGTGCAGGTTGCAAAAATCATAGGTCGCTTTTGTGTCCCAGCCGGAGTCAGCCGCCGCCGCGCATGGCATCATTGGATTGCCGCCGTCTTGATGCTGCCACGGTCTCGCGATTTGCTGCGTCCAGGCGTCATCGAGGGTCAAGCACAGGCCATAATCGACGATATGCGCGCGAAACTCGGCCCCGTGAGCGATTGCGACCCACAATCGGAAGCCTCCGTGCGCAGCCTGCTGATCGATCGTGACTGTGATAAATCGGCCCCATTCTGGAACGATTGCACGCGGAACGTCTGTTTTGAGCCGCTCACCGACCTTTTCGGGCGTCGATTTCGATTTCTTGACCTGCCATGTCTCGCCCATGTACGAATTGACGACGTCTTGTAAGTCCTTTGGCCGCCGCTGGCACTGGATCCACAGCCTCGCAAAATTTCCCCACGTCTCCGTGAGCGCGTACCAACTTGCCAACGGGCCAAATCCAACGGAGTCAGATCCGTTTTTGTTCGCGACTCCGTGGATCGATCCGTCGGACGTGATCCTGCAGCCATCTGGCACCCAAACACCGCGGCGAAGCATAGATGTCCGATGGTGGTTCTCAATCCGTCCTTCGCAGTGCCCGCAAACGTAGTGAGCAGTTTGGTAGGCAATATCTGGATCCGATTTTCCTTGACTGTCTCGCTCCCAATCAAATCGACCCGGGACGCCCACGACGCCTTTACGGAGAATCTGGAACTCTCCGCAGTGCGGGCATGGCACCTGCCGACGATGCTGATTTGACTCGCGCATCATCCGTTCGATGCGGCTTCGGCCTGCGATGGTTGGCGTGCTTTCGAAGATAATTTTGTGATCCGGAAAGCCCTTGAATCGGTTGATGAACAGCTTCAGCGAATCGCCTTCGTCTGATGACGATCCGGCCCACTTGTCAATCTCGTTCGCTGTTCCAAAGAACGCTCCAACGTCCGCCAGGCTTGTTTCTGAGCCAGACCACCCGACGAACACCTGACAGGCATCCAGTTTGACGTGCAGTTTGCTGCGACGAGCCTCTGACAGCAGTTGCTGCCGAACGCCTTCCGTCGACGCTAAAATCGGGTAGAGCCTCGAACCGATCACGCGGCCAGCAGAATCCTTCGTTGAGCTGGCAAACATCATGTTTCGTGGATTCGTTCCGGCCACCTTCGCCATCAATGACAGGCAGGCTGTCGTTTTGCCGAGTCGAGACCCCCACTGCAAACTGATTCGCCGAATCTGCGGATCGTCGAACGCATCAAGCACGCTGTCGACGTGCGGGAACGCGGAGAGCGAGAAAGGCAGCCCGCTGGTCTCAGTGCCCTTCGGCATCGTCACGTTGACTGGCAGCCAGTCACGAGATGACACGCGCGGACGCGGCGACAGAAGCTGAGTAGCTTTCAATGCAATCATTCTTTTGGCCCGTCCTTTCCGATCTCTGCCAGTTCGAGCCGTCTCGCTGTTGTAGTCAACAGGTCTCGACAATGCCTGTCGGCTTCTTCACGAGTGAAGTTTTTCAATTCTTGCGGAGCATTGGCCGCCAGCATTTCTGGCAATTGCATGATGCCCTCTCTGAGTTCTGTCAGCGCCGTGGATGCCCAACGCTCCACGTCT